GCCATTGAGGTCTGCCATTTTTTTCTCCTTGTGTTGAGTTGGTTGGTATCAGTCGAAACTGATGGTTCATTTGCTCCCTTCGCTTCCGAGTGTCCCGTGTGGGGTCAGCGGCGGCGGGTATTAGGGAGCAGGCTCAACAAAGGAGGTGTCTGCTCTGACGAAGGAGTGTGTAGCACACTCCGTGGTATCAGTCAAAAATTAGCGGGGCCGAGAATCGAACTCGGGATTCCAGATTATGAAACTGGTGTGATGCCTCTTCACTACCCCGCAGAAATTCATCCCTGTTTGAGCAAGGAAGTGACGAGCGCGGCGGCTTCCTTGTCGCCCTCCATGTAACGCTTGTGCCAAGCGTTCTCGGGGTTCGACATGATGTCTTTGGCGCGGGCCGCGCCGGTCATAAACTCGGTGCCGCCCATTGAGCGTCCGACCTTGTCCTCGCTCATCATTTGCGCCATGCGAACGAATCCACGCACGACCTCGGGATCGCTGAACCCATGGGAATTCGCATCGACCCCGGCGAGCTTCGCGGCCTGCTTGGCAAGCCCGATGTTTTTTCCGAAATCATTTCCCCACTCTTTCTGGAGACTCTGAACGGCTTCGGTGCGCTGCTTCTCGTAGGTCGCTTGGATCGCCTCCAGTTTGAACATCTCGGTCTTCGCGTGTTGCGCGACGAGTTCCTTCATGGCCGAGGGCGGGATGCCGTGCTTGTGCGCGATCTCGGCATAAGGCTTGGCCATGTCGTCGCTCCATGTCATGCCCTCGGGCAGCGAATCGGGAGCGAACTTGTATTCCTCCAGCGACTCGGGAACGCCCATGGCACGGCGGAAGGCGGCGACTTCCTCGGGCGAGGATTTCTCGTTGGGAACGCCGAGTTTTTTCCCGATCAGCGCATTCGCATTGGCGAGCGCCTTCGCCATGTCGGGAACGCTTTTGTATTTCGCGAGCGTGTCCTTGTAGTCCTTCGCATCGTCGGGCAGGGCATCGAGCCACTTGTCACCGAAGGTGCCGTCTGGATTCACCCAGCCGGTCGAAGGCGTTGTGGGTTGCGTGGTGGGTTTCGCAGCGGGCTGCGCCGGTGCCTCGGGCGAGGCGTTTGCGTTATCGGCTGCGGCGAGAAGCGAGGTCTCGCCGGAGGTGTCGATGGTGGTTTCTTCCATAAATGGTATCAGTCAAAACAGCGCATCAGTCTTGATGCGGGTGGTAACCGAGATGGGTCTCGCGACCGGCGTAGGTCTTTTGAAATTCCTCGGGCGCGTAGTCGCGCAGCCACTCGACCAGCGCGATGGTCTTATCCCCGAGCATGGGGTCCATTTCGGGGCGTGGCGGGATGTCTTTTTTGGGTTCGGATTTCTTGCTCATTTTTTGATCTTTCGTTTGGGTTCAGAAATGTCGCCGTCCGCGATGACCGGCCTGCGGAGGACCGCTTCGATGTGAAGGATCACGCCTCGCTGGCCATCGCGGAGGGCGGCGACCACGGGGTTAAAATCGTAACCGGGGAGGAAGACTTGGCTTTCGGTGGCGAACTGCGCCTTGAGGTCGGCGATGACCGCTTGGCCTTCCTTGGAGGTGAACACTCGGTGGTAGGCGTTGGTGATCTTCTGGCGCTCGCGTTCACGCTTGAGTGCCTCGGCCTTGTCGATTGGGGCCATCATGCCGGGGCCATGCCCGGGAGCATCCCGGCAAGCATCGAGTCCTGCTTAACCGCACCGGCCTTGCCAAGTGCGCTTGCGGTGCGCTCCATTTGCTCGGCCTGCATTTGCTGCTGCGCGGCTTGGGCGCGGGCGGCTCGTTGTTGCGCGACCATTTCCTCTTCCATGATCCAGCGGGCGGGGAGACCATCGTTCCTCGCCATGTCGCGGCAGATTTCATCAAAGTCGAAATTGTCGAGCATATCTGGCTTGATCTGCACATAGGGCAGAAGCATTTCGCTGGTGCGGACGAATGCGGCGTTCTCCAGTTGTTTGATCGCGAGCGCGATTCGGGAGTTGTAGGAAACTTCCGGCTCGGGGATGAATCCGATCATCGCGAGTTGCTGTGGAGGGGGAGGGAACTTGCCTTGGCGGGCGAGGACCGCAAAGACCCGGCGAAGGAGCGGATTGAACAACTCGGTCGTCATCCGGGCGAAGGTCGGAGAAAACTGGATAAGCTTTTCAGCGGATCGCTCGGCGACTTCCCGGGCGGTCATCTGCTTTTCGAGTTGCGCGAACATCTTGAAAAGGTCCACATGGAACGCCTCGTTGATCGCCTCCCGCTTGTGGTTTGCCCGGTCCACGCCGATGTCGTAGCGCCCGCTGGTCCCCCATTCCTTCGGCATCGCCGAGGGATTGTTGGGATCGAAATAAGTCACGCCCCCGGCGCGGAGATCGATGTCGTTGTCGAATCCCGCTGGGATGAGAATGCGCGGGAACGCATGAATCTCGGCCAGCGAGTCGAGTTGCTTTTCCAGAAAGTTGAGTTGCTTGCACTCGGGTAGTGCGGTCCAGCTTGGCGAGTAGCCGTAGGCTTCGCAGGATTTCCATTTGAGATAGCGAGTGACGAAGAACGGTTGCTCGTCGTAACCCGAGACCATCAGCACATGGCGCGAGGCTTTCTCGATGTAGACGCTCGCATACGGCTTGTTGTTCGCGTCCTTCTTGCCGAGTTCGATCTCGCCCGGACCCCGGGGATAGATCATGTGTATGATCGTGTATTTCTTGGAGGACTTGGTCGCCTCCAGTTCCTTCCGCATTGCCTCGGGCAACGCCTCGACGCCGAACTTGAGCGCGGCCTGCCGGGCGCTCATTTCGTATTCGCGGGAAAGTGTATCGACATATCCCTCGTCGTTCTCCGAGATCGCGAACGAACCAATGTCGAGCTTGGTAAAATTGAGAGGGGAACTGCGACCGGCCTCGACCAAGATCGCCGCCGTTCCAAAGGCACCACGGTCGAGATAGAGTTCGTGTATCTCGGTGTAGAAATTCGACCGGCTGATCTCGGTCTGAACAACCTCGGTGCATCGTTTGAACCATTGTTCGACATCATCCTCGGACTCCATCTCCTTTGGAGCATCCATCGAGAACCAGCGCGATTCCATCGGGGTCATCCAAGCGAGTTGACCGTTCGCGAGAATCATGTTCGCCCGAACCGCCGTGGCATCAAATAGCGCCGTCTCGTCGGCGATGTCCGGCTGCGACTGCTGGGTGAACAGACCGGCCTTGCGCGGCATCACGAACTTCGCGATGTCCTCCCACAAGGTTTCCCAAGTGGTGCGCTGCTGCACCATTTCTTGGTGCCGTTGGATTACCTTCTCAACGAGGTCGGGGTTTTTGCCGGTCATTGGTATCAGTCAAAACCACATCAACCAAGGGTCGAGTAGCCGGTCGTCATTGGAGATTGGTTGCTTTCCCCGGCGAGGATCGACCGGCGCATTCCCTTGCGTCGAAGCGCCTCTTTGGCCGTGTCTCCAGCCGGATCGCCAGCATCTACATTTGCCGATGGCGCTGGAGCAGACATCGCCCCCTGTCTCCTCATCTCTTCAATTTGGAATTGCTGGGCAGCGGCGGCTTCGGCGCGTTGCTTTTCCAAGAGTTCCATTTGCTGACGCTGCGCCTCGGCCTGCGCCCTTGCCTGCTCGGCGGCTTGCTGCTGTGCTGCTTGCTGCTCGGCGGCTTGCTGCGCGGCTGCTTGCTGCATTTGCTGCTGTTGCTGTTTCGCGGCCCGCTGCTCTTCTTTGCTTGGGCCTCTGCGTCCTCCGCCACCGAACCAAGCTAGGCAGGGAGAGAAGATGGGGTTGATTTCGTGGTCAGTAAGTCGCATCGCTTTTGGAGTTTTTGGGTTTCGTAAACTCGGAGCGGGCGGTCTCGCCGACTCCATGCGATGAAGGGAAGTGTATACGGCACGAAGTTGCAAGGGTTATTTTGACTGATACCACAATATATAGTGATCAGCCAGCAGTTCTGACACAACCGGTGGTATGTGTGGGCGGCATCCCGCCAGCGTTCCTCGGGGTCAAAAATATCCACCGGGCGGGCCAGAAGGAAGAAGTCCTCGGTGTTGATGACCACACCATTCCATGCGGTGAGTTCGACCTCCTCGGCGAAGGATCGCGGCTGCGGATAGCGCCGGTAGAGGTCGAGGATTTGGAGTTCCAGTTCGCGTTTCACCGGCGGACCTTTCCGAATCCACCGCCCCGGAATCCGGCGACGACTTTGATCGCCTCATGGCGCTCCGGTTTGCGCGGGATCGCGGAGCGGTCGATCACCATCCCGCGCTTGATTGCTTGATGCGAAAGCGAGAACGCATCGGCGAAATGCGATGACCAATCGTGGACCGGCACATCCTTGATGGTGACCCCGTCTCGCTCCTCTTTGGAGTGATAGGCGTCGAGCGCCTCGATCCCATCGGCGCAACCGGCCTCGTTGATGTGAATGCGCGGGAACGCATCATTCGCCAAGTTGATGCCATCCCAAACGCTCAATTGCCGTGGCACCGGCACCACGCCGGTCAGCCCGCTGCGAGCGAGCGCCTCCTGCCAGAGTCCGCCGACTTCCGCTGCGGCGTCATGCGGGATGTAATGCCCCCCGTAGCCGTATTGCCGATCCTTGAGCCGTGCCGCCCAATCCGCCGGAGTCTTGCATTCATCGGAACCAGAGAGCGCCTCCAGATAGTTGATGCGGTCGCCGACCATCTGCCATATCCACACCTTTTGATTCAGCGGAGCGCCCACATCCCAGCTTGTGTAGACCGGCAGTTCCTTGAACCACAGAATGTCGTTGTTGACCCGCTTCTCGGAGCGGGCTTTCTCCAACGAGCGAACATAGATCGCGCCCGGGCGACCGATGGCAAACGAGCATTCGTATTCCTGCTCGTAAATGTGTGGCGGAGTTCCGCGCAGGATGTCGCGCAATTCCTCCCCGGGGATGATCCCGCTCTCGCTCGCTTTGAGCATGAGGGTAAACCAATCCGGATTCCCGCAGGCATCGGTCCACAAACGCCAGAACGCATTGCGTCCTTTCGGTGTGCCGATAAATGTAGCCCACCCGTTGTAATCGGAAAGGCAGGGCCGGATCACCGAATGCCATGCCGCTGGATCGATGTCCGCATATTCATCGATCACCACGCCGTCGAGATAAAGACCGCGCATCCGCTCGTAGCTTTCGCCAGAGTAAAGCCGAATCGTTGCCCCATTCGGCAATGTCGCGATGAGATCAGCCTCGTTGATCTTCACGCCGGGGAGCGGTGACAGAAAGGTTTTGAGATAACCCCACGCGATATCTTTAGCTTGGTCGCGTGTCGGCGCGATGTAGGCAAACCGCAGCGCAGGCCCGGGGCGCTCGGTTCCAAATGCTCTAGCCAACAAGTCTTGAATGCACCCGAAGGTTTTCCCGCCGCGCCGATGCACGACCATGCAAGCCCACCGCTGCGTCCGGTCCAGATAGGGGCGGAACTGCCTGCGGGCGCGGATTTCAAATTCCGCTTCAGACATCGCCGCCCATGATCACTTTGATTTTCGTGGTGCCGGTCTGCTCGACCTCGACCTTGTCCCCGTAGCGTTTCGGAGCCAGCTTGCTGGCGACCCATTTCAAAGCGTCCACCCGGAGCCGTCCGATAGCCGCATCGTGCGAGTTGAATGCCTCATCAAGAATCATGTCGGCGTAGGCATCCGCCTGCTTCTGCCTCGCCTGCGCGTATTGTTCGGAAAATGATTTATTGTTCATCGTCCACTCAATGACGGTGGAAGCAGGGAGATCGATATCCCGGCAAACGGCACGAAGCGTCTCCCCATTCGCCATGCGTTCGCAGATTTGATCGGCGATTTGCTGCGTGTAGGTGGTTGGACGACCTTTTTTCTTTGGCTTTGTTGCCATGATGTTAGATGGTATCAGTCAAAATAGACCTTGACAAGTATTGCGAATCTCCCCCTCATACTCCCCCTGTGGTTGTTATTTCGATGTGGGTCATTTCTTCGGCTTTCGTTTTGACCTTGACTTGCCGGAAGAGGATTTCGATGGTTTCCGGATCGTCGTCTTCGATGAGCTTGGCATAGCGCAACTGATCGATGAGAGGTTTGCAACCGCCAGCGAAATTGTCGGCGTCGAGGAGCGAGCAACTGCGTCTCGTAATGACGAGAGTAGTGCGAGCTTGGCGCGGACCTTTTCTTTTTGCAGGAGCGTCCAATGCTGGCCGAGGAGCCGGTTGAGGCTTGGCGTGAGGTATCCCCGCAGTTGAAGTGTGACTGAAACTGCCATCGGGGTTTT